ACAGTTCGCACTCTGAATATTGGATCAAGTAATGTAATGTCTTGGATCTCGGTTTGTCCGAGAATTTGCCAACGCACGTCTTTAAGACTTATATTCATTTTAGTAGTGATTTCTGACAGCAAATGTCGCCATCGCCGCCGTGGTCGTTTTGTTTATTCTCCTAATGTCTGCAAGGTCCATCCACCGAAAAGCATTGGCGGTTGAACTAATCTCGTCCGTGTTTCCGGTCCACATGTATGCCTCGGTTCCCGAAACTATGACCGTTGATCTTTCAAAGATCGTGGATGATAGATACCACTGTCCATTACAGTTGATCACGTCCAAAAACTCTGAGATGCTTGGTACTCTATAGTCCGAATTGGTTCCATCCGAATAACTGCCGGCCGTACTGATTGCCGTGGCCCAACTTTGGGCAAAACCCACTTTCGCAATAATCCATCCGAGGCCGGTGAGGTGGTCAATGACGTAATAAGGAATGGCGGTTGGGCGATTGGTTGTAAAGTTATTGGCGTCAAATGCTGCAAGATTGTCGTCCGCTTGGGCACCGGTAGAGTCTGTGAATCGATATTTATTCCCAAACGCATTATTCTCCTTGAGAGTATAAAAAGGATTGGCAGCAGCGAAATCCAACCTCTGTACTGTGCTTCCGGTGTCCGCATAGTCATAAGTTCCGGCGGCAGCATGGTATCCTACATCGCCGGTTGCATATGAAGTGCTTTGCCCTCCCCAACTTGATCTCCTATAGATGATGCCGGCAGCCACTGAAGGCACTGTGATCGTAAGTTTTCCGGTACTTGGATTGGCCGAAATACCCGAGATCGTGCCGCTTACTTCAATCGAAGAAGGCACCGGGGTTGTGTCTGAGAATACGCCGGTATCCGCGATTGCTATATCCGCAAGATCATTGTTGCCGCCGGCCGGATATGATGTAATGGTATCAAGTGTTACCGCATCAGAGTTCCTAATGTTTATGTTAGACCACGCACAAAGTACATTAAGGTTGGCCGGTGTGCTTCTCGTGCTTCCATCGATGTCCGTGATAGTGATGTCTGATGCTATATAGGTGGATCCTGAGTTAATGTCTTGTGTAAAGCTTCCATCTGAGTTCTCGTAAGTTGCAACTTCACAAGCCGCACCAGTTGGGGTGACGCCAACCAAGGGGATGTCGCAAGCGTTATAGACGTACGGTAGGGCAATTGTGAGTGACAACATTGATCCACACAGTACCTGCTTGGTCTGCTGTGCAAGAGGCGAACAAGTGGCGTTGACTATCTCCCAACCGTCGTTGCCAAGGAAAATGTTGAATCCGTTCTCTATGTCGGCCAACAGATCCTCTGCGCACTGCATCATGTCAGACACTACTTCCCTTTGGTGTCTTGACTTGTCCTCTTTATCCGGTGGTAAATCATAGAACACGATCTCGAAGGTGTATTGTTTTACTTGCCTCCCGGCCGGATATGATACGCTTGGAAATTCTACGTACATCAAAGGATACTCGGGGATTTTGTTTGGATCCAAATCGGCCATACGCCCGAATCCGAATTTTACCAAGATGTGGTGATTGGCGACAAAATCTTCGAAGTAGTCGAGTACCTTATTCAGCGTCATTTTTGTATAGAGTTTAAGTCCATCATGAAGGCCTTGTATTGAAATAACTGTTCCACCGGCTTCTTAGCGATCTCTTCAATTTCCAAAATGTCATAGTCGCAAGCCTCCAAAACAACCGCATACCACCCCCACTTTTGTCTGAATGTTCGCTCCAGATCTTTCCTTCTGTTCGTTTCTTCAATATCTTCTGTGTCTTCTCCAAAGAGTACAGACCATTTCTGCCGTAGCTGTTTATTATACGACAAAAAAAAAGAGCCGCCCCATGGAACAGCTCGATCGGAAGATCTCCGAAATCCGGTTGGTGGTGTGTCGGCCTCTTCTTAAGTTCGTGATATGAGATGATTTCATAATAGCTACCCTCAGAGCGTGTGATCTCTCTATACAAGATGCCCATTATCTCAGAAGCATTTTCGCTTGCCGTTTGTAGGTAGTGCATGATATCTGCATATTCTCCGGCCGTAAATTGGCCCCAATCCGGAATAAAACCATACTCCTTGCCTTTGTATTCAATTCTATGCTTGAACTTTCTTGTGGGGCTTGATAGCAAGTGTTTAAGATGAATCTCCGCTTCGTCTATTAGCACCTGAGGGGCTTGCAATAACTCGTCTATGTCCAACCCGGTGAATATCGCCACCAAATCAATTGGCCCAACTCGGTCATTGGTAGCGGCGGTGGCTTGATCTATGGTGATCTGTTCGTACCTAAGTGGTAGATGTAGTTCCGTGATCATCTTTTCAATTGGCTTGCACACACCGCGAGGCGCTGTTTTTCGTTTGGGTATTCTTTTTTCATTGTTTCATCCGACATGCACCGGTCAATGAATTCATCTCTTTCCTCTTGTTCTTTTGGTCTTGGTATTGGCATAACTATGGTTTGATTTTAACGGCCGCGAGTCTTGAGATCCAGTTGTGGTCCTTTGATCCATCCAAGTTATAGGACAACTTTTCCAACGCTTCAATGTCTTTATCCAATCTCTTGATTCTGCTTATTAACTCGTTATGCTTTTTTGAGGGTTTAAAGTTCAAGGGCATATTCTCCTCGGTTGCTTTAAGTGCCCCTCTTACATAAGATAACTGATAAATGGCTTCATTCAAGTCCTCTATTGTTTCGACCGCACTATTTCTCTTTTCACAGAGTTTCAGCTTTGCGGCCCATATGCGGCGTTTTAGGTCAGACTGTTGTAGGTCAGCCATTGTTGGTGGTGTGAGACTGTATTTCCTCCCTACGCCCGGCCATGTGAAACTATAATATACTTGTCCCTTTTCAACGATCTTTTCTTCTTTATCCGATTTGCTTGGGCGGCTTCTATCGGCGTGTCCGGTTTTGGGGTTGATCCCCCCGATTTTATAGATGTCTTGCCTTGCAAGGTGTACTTTTACTTTCGTCATTTTTTGTCTGTTAACTGTTTCCACCTATTGTGTCCGACGCATAGGTAATAGGATCGTGGTACTCGAACTTTTCTCTCAGCATCTCCTTACCGATTTTTGACAAGTGCTCAGAACCAATGCCGTCCCCATGGGTTAATTCAGAAAGTAAGGAGTGAAACAAGAAATTCATTAAATACTCCTCCTCGTCCGCGCTCTTACCATAAAGGTCACAATAATGGTTTACTTGGATTTCATACAGCGCCACCAGTTGATGAAACACGTGGTTCACACCTATATTGCCTATGATGACCTCGGTGTACATTTTAAGGGCTGCTTCCCCAAGATCCGCGATCTTAAGTACCGCCTCCAGTTCTTTGTTCTCGGGTACGCTTGCAATATGAAACTTCCGAGAATTCACGCCCTTTTCGTATTCTTCCAACTTTTCCCGGTTTATGGCGCCGGCCTTTTTCAGTGGAGATGGTATGTCGCCGGTTTCCATTTCGGCCAAGTCGTGGGTTAATGCCATGCACATCAGTTGATATTTGTGGTGTTCGCCATACCCGAGATGTGTGGCAATAATGTGGGCAAAGTGGGCGACCTGAAACATGTGTTCCGCTACGCTCTGTTCTTTGATTAGTCTTACAATCTGCCACCGGTGGAGATCCTCTACACTTCTATAGTGCTTAGGAATGTAATCAAGCCTTGTGTACTTCATTTTGTTCTTTGATTGTTTCTATAATATACTCACATTCTATCGGAATAATGGCCAGGGTTGAGGCGACCGATAGATGCATTGAATCTTGTTGTTTAGGAGTAAATTCGATACCCTCTTGAATGTCCTGATCGAACAAATCCATCCGGGTAATAGCATTGTCGGCTATTCCCATTTGTTGTGCAGCGAAATCTTTTACTATTTCCCACATTCGACGTTCAACCATCTTTTGCTGTTTCGGTGTCATTTCTCTTTGGTGTTAAAGTCTTCAAATAAAACAGATTTGTGATCTCTATACTTCGGATCTTGCATCATCCTTGCCAAAAGCATGGCATTACATCCGATATGGTAGGCATGGTGAAAGCCCGATTCCTCGTCAATTTCCTCCCCGAGCGCTATTTTTTGTGTGTGTCTCATTAAGCTATCGAGAATCACAACTGCGTCCATGCCCTTGAGCCAATTCGTGTCGCCATATTTGTCCGCGCCGATCATCATCACTTGGGCCATGCCTCGGATGAATGTGGGATCGATTAACGTTAAACGTTCTTTTCCGCCGTTGAATCTGCTTGCTTTCACTTCTCCAGAGTCTAAAAACATATCCCTCGCTTTTTCCGATTATTTGTATTCAACGATATTATCTGTGGTTGGCCCCCATCCAGTCAACGTAACTTTAGCCTCTGAGCCAACCTCCTCGGCGATTTCGTGAATTCTGTTCACCATATTGATGACGGCCTCGGAGTCTCCTAAGTAGTTGCAAAAATTCAAGAAAATCTCGTCCGTGTCATTACAGATCAAACACTGTCTAACTTGTTCGTCTGAGAACGTAAATACCCGGCGCGGCAACTTTGTAACCGTGGTTTTTTCGGTTGCCACACCAATATCGTAGAAACTCGTTTCTCTCTGATCGTCGTAAATCGGGCCACTCCATCCGATCATTTGGCCATCAACATACCGATTGGCCACCCGGATCGGGAAAGTACGTGCCACGCCATAGATTTTCCTGACTTTTGTCCCCCTTACTTGGGTGTCCGACATGATCTGAGATACCGTACATTCTCGGCTTGTAACATATGGATAAAACCCGGAATTAATACCAAGCGAAAATCCTTGGGCGCCCTCAATAATTCCCAAATCGGCCGACATTACGCGCTTCAAATATTCGGCATTGTTCACGATCTTGATTACTACGTCTTTATGTTGCCAAATAAAATCATATTTAGCCGCCGGTGATTGGCCAAAGGTGGAAGACACATCCGGATCTCGTCTGATTTTTTGAATCATGGACGCCCCCATGCCTTTCTGAGTGCTGCCGATCTTATTGGTGGTTGCCTCTTCCGCCTCTTTTGATTGAGAACCACAGATCGCCGCGTTTTCATGAATACAAACATCGATCGGATGCCCCATATACCCAAGATTAACGGCCTCTACTATTTCCCTTTTCAAGGCATCCAAATTCACATGGCTTCCGGCTGAGATTAATACCTGACGAATCTTTGGAGACACAACCGAATTGGCAAGTTGGGTGTGAATCATCCGCCTCTTGTCGGAATCTATAAAAGTATGTCCGGCGTTTGGAGCAAAGGCCGTAATGGCCGTGTCGTAGTGGTGTTTCAATGCAAGGTGCCCGGCCAAAAGTCCTTTTCCGGTGCTGCCGAATTGCATGTCGTAAACTAAATCATACATATGTTTGTCTTTTAATTAATACACAAAAATAACACAAGAAGAACGGAAACACAATATCCCTTGCACACATCACCTCACTCTCACGCTGCCATATCTCGGCGCCTTGAGATAGTGGGTGACAGCATAGCGCGCCGCATCCACTGAGTGATCATTCCCCTTTTCCGGTTGTTTCGTGGCCCTTCCGAGGTGGTCGGTAGTATATTTGTACCCTTTAAATTCACGCAACAGATCTTGACTATCAGAGTTCAATATCATGGGCCGAGATTGCATCATCCGGATTCCCTCTCTTACACTTCCGGCGTTCTTTTTTGCCGGCACTACCGGCAGCCCGGCCCGGCGTAGTTCGGCTATTAATCGCGGATCTTCTGAATCTGCAACTATTGTCGCTTCCGGCTGAGATTTTAGTTCTCTCACAATGTCCGCCGCATACATCTCTGTTCGATGGAATACTTGTTCATAATAAAAGCCGTGTCCATTAGAATAAATGGCTACACATGCACAAGGATCGGCGGAGAAACCGAAGTCCAAACCATATCTGACCAGTTTATATTCCTCCGGATATGACGAAGCCTCATTGTAATGGACAAAAACCGAGGCCCTTCCTCTTCCACGCTGTCCCAAACCAAAAACTCGCCAATAGTCCGGATCTTGTTTTTTAAGAAGTTCAATCTCTTTTACCACCTCGTCTTCCAAGAATGGATTGTCCTTATATGTCGTTATAAATGTTTCACAGTCTTCTCGTGGCATCACCACATCATAAATCCAGTGGAATTCATCCTCGGGGTTGAAGTCGATTATTTTCTTCCAAGTCGTCCTCAATGACAGTTGTCGCCATTCGTCCAACGTTAGTTCATTGGCCTCGTTCGCCCACAATATGTCGCGCTTTCTTCCCTTGACTTTTTGATATTGGTCCACAGAGAAAAACTCAACCAAGTTACCAAATACCCTGATCGTGTGGTTGGACTTGTCGTGAATGTCCGGCATATAATATCCTTCCTTGGTCAGGATGTCAATGAAGTCGCGCATAACTGTAGCCCTAAGCGCCGGGAAGGTCTTTCTGACAATTGAAATAATGAGCCCCTTATTTGGGTTGCGATAACAAATGTCTACCAGTCTTTGACAGATACTATAAGTTTTGCCCGATCGAGTGCCGCCCTGGTGGACTTGTACCGGTTTGTCACAGTTGCCAACATGGTGATATGTGCTACAGTGGTTCACGGTGTCTCCAAAGTTTGCTCTTTTCGCTTGGTATAAGCCCGAAATGGATGTCTCTTATGTATCCGCGCTTCATATACTTAACGGTTGGTGTTTTTTGGCCCCACAGTAAAACCTCCACAAAACCGGTAAAATCTCGTGGTGTTTTATTTAGTGGTAACCATTCGCGTTCCTTGCTTTCATTCTTTGTTTTCATCTGTAAACCAACTTGGAGGATTAGTGTTAATCATTGTATTGATATCGTGTCTCTCGACATAGCCCCGATCTTTGCCCTTGGTTTTTAGGAAGAATATAATGGCCGTAATGTTCCCACTTTCAATTTGTTCCATTAGCTTGGCCTCCGCTATGTCCAGATTGTTTTCGGCTATTACGCGCATGGCCTCGGAGAAATTGCCGTCTTCCTTTTTCCATTTTGTAACCGTGGCCGGTGAGATGTGGATCGATTTGCATGCTCTAACTGTTAGTGCCCCTTGTTTTTCATATGCTTTAAGGAATTCGGCTTTTTTGCCTATGAATGTGATTTCTTCACTCATTGATCCGGTTTTTAAAGTGAGTTATCATCTGTTCCATTTTGTGCCGATAAAACTCGGAAAAGTCTTCATACTCCTCCTGATTTTTAAACACCACGAAAAGCACCCGGCGCAATCGCTGAGAAAGAGACACTGGTTCATCTAAAACATCGACATCCATTTTACCCACCTCGTCAATCATCCGCTTTTCATCCGATGTTAGGTTGTCCCCGGCTTTGAAAAACAATATTCCGTAGGTGTCAAGCATTCGGTGAATGGACACAATCTTATCTGAAGGCATTTCTTGGGTGATAAATCTCATGCTTATGCTGCCATCCTTTAATGGGCGATATCCATCAAATGACGCCACGATAGTTATGTTATTTTGTTCCATTGGTATATTTTTCGTATTCTTGAAGGGCCCACGTCATTTCGCGATGCATGCCCACCAAACAAGGTTGGCACCCGGTTTGCTCTCGGTTAGTGCCGAAGATTTTATTATAGTGATTCGTGAATTCGGCGATATTAGTTATCTTCCTTGTAACACTTGTTTGTGATAGAAATTCCTTTATCTTTGCAGCCTCTTCTGAAGTAATCGAACCATGCCATTTACCGGCCGGACAATAGGCCCAAGATAGTTTGGTCTTCACATCCATGCGACAACCGCACAATCTCACATCTTTTGATCCGTTTCTAACTATTTTGCCGATCAATAGGGGCCCACATGATTTGGTGGACGACACAAAGTAAGAACATGCCTTACAAACTTGCATCCTTGCTATCGATTTATCTCTTGATATGAACATTATTTAACATTTTGCTTATGCGTTTTTTCACTCGGCCGTATCTCTTATAGAGCGTGTGTACACTTATGCCGGTTCCCTCCGCGATTTCTTTAATTGAATGGTCGTCCAAAATCAATAACACCAGTTGTCTATCAAATTCGTTCAGTCTTGCCAACACCAAATAAAGGGTTTCAATGTCCATGGCAGCACTGTCGGTGTTCCATTGTGTTTCGAAGATCTGTTTTTGATATCGATGCTTATAAGATTTAGAAATGGCGATCCTGAATAAAGC